GGAATCAAGGCGTCAGCCTTGATTTTTTATTCTGCCGGTGTAAAAATCTCAGGATTTTTATCTAAATTTGCAGGTTAAAAAGACAAGACCGTTCCAGATGAAAACTCTGAATCAAATATACCGATACACTTCTGATTGCCAGTTCTCAGACGAGGACTGGCAGAAAGTTCTCGCATATTGTCGCAAACGGTTTAAGGGAGGGAACATCCGTGTCTCTCAGATTCCCAAATCTACTTCAACATATCAGGAATTTCTTGATTGGATAGAGTTTGGATTTGGAGCTGGTGATTTTGTTAGCTATGGCAATACAATGGGTGTGGTCGGAAATAGCACGCCGGCAGGAGTAATTTTAGCTGCTTATTGTGACTATGATGGAAATCTCATCGTAAATGATATGGAGGTTCTGGAGCCAGGGAGATTAAAACCTCTTGATGAGGCCCGGATATTACAGATGAAATGCCTCTTATTTGAGAAAGGGGTGGATTTTCATGTTCGATTTGGTAAGTTTGAGAAACTGTACACCCCTAAAAAATATTTTTATGGCACTATTGAAAACCCCAATAGTGATGAGCCAAATGTGGGTATGTTCTTAGAATCAGACAATTCCAAATATCATTTTCTGGCGTATCTGGAGGGGGATGAACTTAAAATGGATTATTGGGTGGATTCTAACTATACACCCTTAAAACCAGCATTGGAGGCTGACATAAAACGATTACACGCAGCTACATCTAAGCAAGGTTGGTTCTATAATGAGCGGTGTCATCAATTTGTAAAAGCACCCAAAAAGGGAAAGGATAATGTGTACTGGTATCTGAATGAGAATTTTGAACTTGTGATGGATCGGGATAATGGTTCAAAGAAGCATTTGGATAGATTTAAGGCCGGTAACTACATCTTAGACTATACTGAAGGGTTGTTCTTTATGAAGGAAGTCAAAAAGATGAGGGGGAAAGCGTAATGCCATCCCCCTCATTTTATCGTTGGTCTATCGGTTTGAAAGTCTTTTTCAAGGCTACATCGTACCAATAATCTTCTGCCTTATCAGCTGGAATTTTATCAGCAAATGATTGTTGGCCGTTAGCTTTATTCCAAGCAAGAACTTTATCATACGAAAACGCATACATTCCCACCGGCTGTTGTCTGAGTGTGGATTTCTCATTAAGACAGCTGAGAATATCCTTCTCAGTGACGTAAAGATAATCCTTGTATTCATTTTTGAAATGGATAAAGTTGTCGTATTGGTGCTTGTTGTAGAAAAGCGCCCAACAATATACCACAATCTCCATATCGGTCAGTTGATCCCAACCATTGTTCTCATCATCTTCGGCAAGCATAATCACTTGTCTGAGATAGGTGCGATTGACTTTGGCCTGCTCTTTTGTTACCTCATAAGGTTTAAGCATAGGATCTACACGACCGCCCAGATTAAGAACCCCCTCTTTGGTCAAGGTATATTCTCCATTTTCCAATGGGAAGCTGAAGATGAGATTGAGACGCTTGTGATCATAAGCGTTTACTTTTCGGATTGAGTAATTCTTATCCCATATACGGACTTGCTTACGATTGGAAGCTGCATCATTGAAATCATCAGCAATATCCAAAACAAGACGGTCAAGGATTTTTTTCTCAATCTTGCAACCCCATATATCCTCTGGAGTAAACTCTTCGTCATCCTCCGGGGCCACAATGTCGTAGAGGCAGCTGAGAGCATAGGCTGCATGAAGCATGAATGGCTGGTCACTGATTTCCCAAGGCTCATTCATCAATGTGTCTATATCTGACACATCGTATGGCATATACTTGTTACTCATCGTCAGGGAGGATTTTTTCTATTGCGTCGATGAGATCTGAAGCATAAGGTGAGGGATTGCTCATTGTGTTGAACACAATGAGCTTGATGATGCGATACAGTGTAGAGCCGATAGGATTGTTCGGCTGGTGCATACAAGAGAATATCGCCTGAGCAATATTATCAGTTTCTCCGTGAGCAACGGCACCACATTGGCCATCTTTGTGAGCGATAATGAGGAAGTCTGAATCATCCCCCATAATCTGTTGTGCTTTTTTAAGCAACTCTTCAGTTTTTTGTTTCATTGGAATTTGGTTTACTGATTATACTGCTTTCATCACTTTTTATATCCTGGAGATTGATAAAGAAACCACAATGTTCATCACCTACATTCCATTTTGGTGGAACTGTATTGAATGGGCCTCTTTCATCATTCTCCAATGCCCGGTTATATCTGAAACAATGATAGCGATCCAGACACGCACGAGCCTGACATTTCTTATTACTTTTCTTCAGTTGACGATATGCTTTCAAGGTTATCTCTACTGCTGAGGTGGGAAGTTGTGAGGAAAATCGGTCCGGTATGGTGCCTATAACCCATATATCATTTGACTGAATAAGGGAACCGTCGGTACGCATAAAATATCTCATCTTTCCCTTACCTCCGAGAATAAGGGTCTTATCCTTTTTGTCGGCAACCGGATGCAGACGCAGACATTTATGATTGACCACCTCCATATATTCCGGGGGGTAAGCAATCAAATCTTCCCAGTACGCACACTCATAGCAGACACCATCTCTGACCATAATATGAGCGATACGATTTTGGGTATTGTAGTTCTGCATCCAGATTTTCTTTCCACAAAGACCACAATATTTGATTTTACTCAATATTCTGCATCTATTTTCCATTCTTATATCTGTATAGAGTCAAAGATGTTTGATATTTCATCATTACGAATACCAAGATAAGTAATCGTAGTATCTAAGCTGGTATGCTTGAAAATACGATTGAGGTACATAAGAGTCTTTTCATCTTGACCTCCTTTATCATAGACATACCTTCCAAATGTTTTCCGAAATGTGTGAGTGCTGAAATTGTCAATATCCAGATCATATTTTACCGCCCATTTCTTTAAGGTGCGATTGATATACTGAATTGACACAGCCTTTCCCTCTTCTCCTTTTTGCCCTACAAGGATAATGTCTCTTTTGGGAGGTTTACCCATCAGTTTATAAAGAGAAGTGAAATGGTCAGAAGCATTTTGTCCGATTGGGATAACGTGAGTCTTATTGGTTTTCTTTGCCGTGATGACAATCTTTCTCTGGTCAAGCACGTCAGTCCACCTTAGTTTACATACATCAGAAAAGCGCAGCCCGGTACAAAAAGACAGGATGCAATAACAGGCCCACCAATATTTCTTTTCATCAATAAGGGTCTGAACAAGTTTTTGATAATCGGCATACGGCAGATAGTCGGCCGTAGTCACGCTTCCTTTTTTACTCATACAATTTTTGGTTTTGGTATCGCAAAATTAATTCCAAAAAGTGAAACCACCAAATATTTTTGTAGTTTCACTTTCTAAAAAATGTTAAACTTGACTTAAAACACTGGTAACGTGTTATCTAAGCATTTAAGGAAGTTTCACTTTTTACAATAGATACACCTTAATTATATAGGAAAGGCCATTAAAAAAGGAGCGTGTGCTTCTCTGCTTCACGCTCCTTAATTGTGCTGTATGAATCGGATTACTGGTGTTCCAGCTGACCAAAACCTTTAGTGCCTCGGTCTGTAGTCGTGAGTTCTGAGACAATCTCAAACGGAGTGCCAACATACTTTTTGACTACAAGCTGTGCAATTTTCTCTTTATGCTTGATGAGGAAAGGCTCTTTCTCAAAGCTCTTGATGATAACACCTACTACGCCCCTGTAATCTTCATCCACTGTTCCAAGGATGACATCGGCATCAAGCCTCTTCTCGGTATCATGGACTTGAAGAGAATATCCTTTCATACCATTAATCGAGGAACCACTACAAGGTCTGACTTCACCCTGGGTGTGAGGGTCCAGTTCAACAGCTATGTCGAGTGGAATCATATTGCGGCCAGGATTGACCACTACGTCTTTTGGAGTAAAGAGATCGTAGCCGGCGGCAAACTCATTTACTCGTTTGGGGGCTATTGCCCCTTCTGATAACAGAACTACTTTCATTTTCTATATTTAATGTTATAAGATTATTTTCCTTGGGATTTCTGGAGAACAAGATATTCACTCTCCAACATTACAGAATTTTTGAGCATCTTCCGCGTAGTGTAAATCTTTCGATCGTCTCCTACAGCTTCATCAAACTCAAATAAAGTCAGTTTACCCAAATCATCAGGCTCAATCTGAAAATCCGGGGGAACCACTCTCCAGTATCTTTTATTGACTGAGATAATGCTCCCATAAGCTGCTTTGATTAAGGACTGACGGATTGTGTTAGTCAAAGTGGCGGCCTCGCTTATGGATTTGAATATCGCCACCAGAATGTATGACGAATCAAATGCCACGATTGTGGTCGGCTTATTGTTCACTTCTTGCTGCGTCATTCTCTCTATCTTTGATTATATCGCTTAGAACGTCTGACGGCAATCTCTCAGCTGCCATACTAAATATGAAACCGTGACTGTAAGCAACTCCATCAGTTATGGCATCCACCAATATGCTGTTGAAGTACAAAAACATTTCAGGGTTCACATAAGCTATGAAGATAAAAGCTAATTCCGCATCTACCAGGATATGACCATCGGTGTTTTGATAGAAAAGTTCTGAGGTTTTCTTGTTAGCATTTTTAGTAAGGGTCTCGATAAAATGCTTATTGGCCCTCATAAACACCCGATGATCAATCGCTGGAAGTTTACTGGCTTCAAGATATGCTGTATAATCAAATACAGCTTTCTTTTCACCTAAGAATCCAAAATGCAGATCAGCTATCTCTGGAAGCAGTGTCTCGTCAGTTGTTACTTTCTCTTTGAGGATAGTTGTCTTGTAATCCATAGCGTTTACTCAAACACATCCATAACTTTGGTTTCTGTGATGCTGGCAACTTCAAAGTCTGCGACCGTGCCCTTCATGCCTTTCATAAAGTTGTCGAGAGCACTACGGAAATCGTATGCCTGAACCATATAGTAGGTCGGGGCCAACTTCTCAGTGTTGGTCTTTTCATCAATGTGAATGAAATTGGCTTTAACCTTATACCAGCGATCGCCATTGGGATCATAGAAGATTTCAGACACATTGGACTTAGTAACGGCAGCCACTGAGAACTCTCCTGAAATGTAAGGTGTCACTTCCTTAGTGACACGAGCTTCAGCTTCTGTAAAAGAATCGGCCTTCACGAGATATGGCTCAACAACGTCTTTGATTTTGCCATTCTCTAATTGTTTCTTGAATCGAACTTTCGCTTCAATGTAAGCTAACATATAAATGGGATTTGAATAATGAACTGCGGATAATCATTTGATCTCATCGAAATTTATGTAGAAAGCATTGTCAGGAACTTTCTCCGGACCAATGGCCCTGGGGAATTTGTATAGTTCCCAACTATAACTGGTATATCGCTTGAAATAATAAGTATCATAACTGACACCAATCTTCAGGCAGATATTACAGCTTTCAGTCGGTGGGTTATTCTTCAGGTTTTTCCAATTTGTCATTTGACTATAGTATTTGTGAGTTGTTTCGATGTACTCCTTTTTATAATAGTATTGGGTGTATAGCAAGATTAAGCAAAGTGAAACATCGCTACCTATATTGTGCTGAATATCAACAATAAAAAAGTTGAAAATTTTTTATTTCACCTGTGTACTTGCCGAATTTGTGGTGTTCAGGGTTTCCCCAACCCACTGTACAGTAAGACTATTACCAATAAAATCAAGATTATGCGTAAACGCACAGAACATAATTCAAATGGTAATTTCTTTACTGATGAGGCCCTGATTGCCAGTTATAACCTTGTCAAAAAGACCATTACCGATTATACCGATGAACTGACACGTCGGTGTCGTTACAAAAGTGTTGTCAGTCAAGTTGAGAACGGCACCATTATGGATGACCGTTCCAGACTCATAGACCTATATGAAGCCTGCTATATCCAAAATGCGCATCTTCAGGGTACCATTGCAACTTTGTTTTCCCAGCTCGTAGGCAAGCGATATATGTTTGCTCGTGAAGATAAGGACGGGAAATGGATAAGAGATCCCAAACAGTCAAAAATATGCCAAGGATCTCAGTTTGAAAAGATTATCAAAGGCATCATTGAAGCCGAATTATATGGCTATACTTTGCTGGAGATAATGCCTGAAATAGACCCTGAAACTGGATTGCTGAAAGAGGTCAACAGCATTGAACGTCGATGTGTCCTTCCTGATCAACGTCGTGTTGTTCAGCGTTGGTATCAATGGAGTCCGGGATGGGATTTAGATTCAGAACAGTATCGCCACAACTACATTCTGGTCAACACTGGTGGTTTTGGCATCTTTGCTGCAACCACTCCCAATATCCTTGCTCAGAAGTACACAGTGAGTAACTGGGTAAACTTCAGTCACACCTATGGGCAACCGATTATTCACGGAAAAACCGAAGCTGAAGATAATGATTCAAGGCAAAGGTTAGCAAGAAAAATTGGTTCTGCTGCTCAAAACAAAGTCTTAGTGACCGGGAAGGGAGATGAGATTGACATTAAAGCATTTGCCGCCTCTAACTCTGAAAAGATATATGAGTCTTTGGCAAACTTTGTCAACAAGGAAAATGACAGTCTTATTCTTGGTTCTGAATCAATGGCCGGTGCAACTCAGGCTTATGTCGGTTCAACCAAAGCTCACGAAAATATTTATCGTGCCCGTATCAACTCATATCGTACACGCATTGAAAATGTGATGAACGAGCAGGTTGTACCTGTCCTCAGATATTGGGGTATCATCGAAGCAGATGTGTACTTCAAGTATATGAATAAAGTGGAGATGTCAGATGAGAATAAGATTAAACTCTATGATATGCTCACTGACAAGTATGAGATTGAGCCGGAGGAAATCAACAAAGAATGGGGTGTTGAAGTTGGCAAGCAACGTAACTTTGAAGCTGGTAACGGAGGCGGTGGCCTTGGTGACTGGGAAGGTGATGAAGATGGCGATGGTCATCGAATGAGTGATGAAGAGTATTACAAACGCTATGGTCATCACAGAAATAAGGTAAATTTTCTGTCAGGGGTGCGTTAAAAGGCGGACGCACCTCTGAATTGGTCAAACAGACTAAAGCTGCCATGACCGAAGAGCAACAAACAGAGCATGACAGCGATTATCAGTCTTTGTTAGCCTTATATACTCAACTACTTAAATCCTTACATAACGATGATAAGGAAGAGGCTCTATATGCCCTTGCAGAACTGAGAACAGAGATTGCTTTTAAGCACGTTGTCAAAGGATTAGGGATTGATATTGATGAGGCCCTTCAGTTATTGAAGAACTCAAATGATAAAAACCTCACCCAGTACGATAAAGACCTTATAGCCCGTCTTACAGCCGGCATCTTAAATCTAATTGACTTTTCAGTATGTGAAGAGTATCAGTTGTATGATGAGGTGCTGGAGGTTGTGGGAGATACTGAGATTGACTTCAACTCTGATGATTATGATGACCTGGTAGCATTGTGCAAAAAATACAATGACCAATATTCTGCAATAGAAAACTCCGACATTGAATATGCTGGTGTGATGGCTGCCTTGTGGCTAAAGATGTCAGCTACTGATTATGCTGTCTATTGGACTCAGAATGATGCAAAGGTTAGGCCCTGGCACATGGCGTTACAAGGATATGCTGCACCCAGAGATGAATTTCCATCGTGGATGATTCCACCTATTGAATACAACTGTCGTTGTTTCTTGGAGATTTTGGAGGTTCCACACGCTAATGCAAAGTTGAGCCAAATCAAGGGGTCTGCCAAAGACCTTATCAAACCTCAGCAGCTGAATACTGTTTACAGTGAGTCTTTGGCAAAATGTGGTAGAATTTTTGGACCATCCCATAGTTATTTTTCAATTAAAGAAGCTGATTCTTCGATGCTTATGGGCTTTGTTTCCAGATTAAGAGAAAAGTATTATGTCTCGGCAGAAATTTGATCCCAGTAAAGTCAAAACCCAATTTGGCAAGCATTTCTACGAGGGGCAACGATTAGGTTCTCATCGGGAGAGATTGTATCAGCAATGGCTTCGTAACCAAGGTGGTGGTAGCGTTAAAGGACGTGCCACCTTCCCGAAGCAATATAGCAAATACTTCAGCTCTGGTACAAGATTCACCACTCGACAAGGCCATATTGCTCCTTGGGCCAAACCTATGACTTTGAAAGGAGGCTCCAATCCCAATTATAACTGGGGAAGAGTAAGCTATATCAATTCTAAAGGTTCGGTCAGTAAGTCCTCATCCAGTGGTCGTTGGGGTGCTGATACTAATCAAGGGAAAAGAGGGGCCGGTAGTTCAGCTACAATTCTTAACGGAACAAAGCAATGGATAAGACAAATTCAAATCAGCCAGTATGCCCTTCGTGTGCAGGCAGAAAACTTTAGAGTTGTAGTCGGTCGGAGAGCAATGAAAGTGTTTCAAAATTCTTTCAAGTATCAGCAATTCTACAGTAATCGCTCTCGAAGATGGACTCCGCTTTCCTCCTATACTCTAAAGAAACGTGCGAGAAGAGGCACTGGCAGTCGCATCCTCAAAGAATATGGGGATTTGTATAACTCAATCAAACTGGATGAAAGTGCTGGAGTTGGTCGTACCAGGGTTTACACTGATATTGTGCCGGCCAATGCCGGTCATCATAAAAAGCATAGCATCTGTTACGCTGGTTATCACAATGAGGGCAAAGGAACCTATGGTAGCGCGTGGAATGGGCACAAGCCCAAACCATACGTCAAACGACAGTTTATGGGCCACTCCAGTTACTTAAACCCATTTACCGATAGCTTTATGCGTAAAATGATGAAGTTATACCTCTTTGACAGTGTGTTCCTTATGAAGAAAACATAAGCTATTATCAATAAAGATTGAACAATGCTTGTAGATAAGAAAAACAATAAAGTCATAAGTGGCAATAAAACCAGTGCCATAGCACCAAAAGACCCACCTAAGGAGAAGCCAACCAAACCTCTTCAGGTGGAGTCTAATGGCCCTATGGATGTGCTGAAAGCGATGAAGGAGATTCTTCGCTCAGTCACTTGGGAATATGGGGTTGAAAACAGCCCTAAGATATTCAAAACTGTTCAAATTGATGATGGTCAATATGAACGTATTATCTCTCCCAGTGGTAATAAGGAAGAAACTCTGGGGTTTCCAGCAGCTTTTGTTCACTTTATAAACTGGAGGTATTTGGTGCAGCAATCCAGGATTAATGAGGGTCGAGCAGAACTGAGAATAAGATTTATCCTCAATAGTCTTAACATACATGAGGACGGACACGATATGGGGATAT